TCTCTAGTCAAGCTAGTCAATCGCTCAGTGGTTTGACTGCGATTGTAGGGCCTATCACAGCCTTCAGAGCACAAATCATGACGCTTGCGCCAGCATTGATGCAAGCCGCTACTGGATTGACTCAATTTAGTGCAGTTTCAACGTCGTTGACTTCTAGCATGACTTCGGTTAATGCAAGTATGACTACATTAACTGCCAGCCTAACTAATCTCGCTAGTCAATTAACCATGATCACTACTGGCATGTCTACAATGGCATCAAGTACGACTATGTTAGGTACTAGCCTAACTCTCGTAGGTACTCAATTCACTATGATTGGTACCTCTTTGACCATGCTTAATAGCCAATTAACAATGGCTGGAGCATCTATTCAAGCGGTGACTACACAGTTCACTGCGATGAATGCAAGTCTCACTGCTGTCGGTGCTACAGTTGCACTAATCAGCAGTCAATTTACCATGGTAATTGCAAGTGTTACGCAGTTGACAGCTTCGATTGCTTTGATTCCAGCACAGTTCAGCTTGGTTGCGTCAAGTGCCACTATGGCTACGACTGCCATTATGCAAATTGGAACATTAGCGCCACTGATTGGTGTAGCGATGAATAACGCAGCGGCACAAGTGCAATCAGCAATGCAAAGAATGGCGCAGGCTGTTCAATCGAACGGCCAACGAATGATTCAGATGGGTCAACAAGCAGGTCAACAAACTGGACAAGCCATTGCTCAAGGGATCCAATCGGCAATTGGTGCTGTGTCTTCTGCAATGGGTGCGCTAGTTAACGCAGCGCAAGCCCGTGCTATGGCTGGTGTAGGAGCTATGCGAGCAGCAGGGGCAATGATTGGTCAAGGTTTGGCTGCAGGTATGATGTCTGCTCTTGGTGCGGTAACGGCTGCTGCTAACGCTCTTGTGGCTCAAGCAGAGCGTGCAGCTCAGGCAAAAGCTAGAATCCATTCACCATCAAGATTATTCCGTGATGAAGTCGGTATCTACATTGGCCAAGGTATGGCTGTAGGTATTGATAGAAGTGTTAAATTTGTCAAAGATTCTATCAAAGACATGATTGATGTGGCTAGTGAGTACGCAATAGATTCTAGAGATCTATTCGAAGACAACGACTTGTTTGATGGTTTTGGTGGTGGTTTAATTCGTGGTAGCGTTGATTTGTCGGTCCGAGACGATAGTAGAATGGACCGCCTCGAGCAAGCAATGGATATTATCACTGACCTAATCGGCCGTCCAATCTCATTAAGTGTCGATGGTCGAGAGTTTGCTTACGCTACAGGAGACGATTTGACTTCATACCAAAAAGACAAAGATTTCACTTACAAACGCATGAGAGGTATTAAATAATGGCTGTGTTTCAATTTAACGGATACGATTTGAACGATTACTTTAAACTAATCAAAGTGTCACACGAAGTCGGGAACGAACGCAATATAACAACAGATTCAGCCCCTAAAATCGGGGTCAACATTCAACAGGTTTCGTTTGGTGCAAAAAAAATCAAGCTCACTGTTAGTTTAGCGACAAGACATCTTGAAGACATTGTTTTCGTAGACCCGAACGAACCAGCCAAAGTTGATAACGGCATGTTTTATCGTGTCAGGGAACAAGCGGCTAGAGTGTTGCATTCTGACAAACCTGTTAAGTTGAGATTACCAGATGAACCAGACAGATACTATCTAGCTATAGTAAAAGGGGATGTTAGTTTAAAAGGCATTTCCGATTGGTATGACCAAGCTGAAATTGAATTTATGGTCCCTGACGGAGTCGCACACTCAACCACATATCGAAGTTTCGAAACCCCTAAACCAGAAAACGGCAAACTGGTATTTGACCTTGTCAACGACGGATCAGTTGATGCACATCCGATAATTACAGTGAAGCACAATAGTGAGAATGGCTATATCGGATTGGTTAACAGTAGTGGAATTTTGGAGCTTGGTGACAGGCAAAAAGGGGATACAGAGACTTACAAGCAGTCAGAAGTCTTGTTTGATTACGCTTCATCTAATGGACAACACAGAATCCCTAACGGATTGTCACAAGGGTTGAAAAACGTTGGTATCACGAACGATATCAACGATACCAGACCAAACGGCACGCTTTACATCGACAATGCTTGGGGTCGCCCTCACATTGCGTTGCAGAGTGGCCAGACAGCATCAGTTACATTTGATATCCCCAGGGATTCTAGTGGTGTAAAAGGTGCTCTGTACGAGTATTTCTGGTGGAGGCAAATTTTCTGGCTAGGCTCTGCAGATCAGATGGGTTATTTAAAAATTAGTGTCACAGATGCAAGTGGCACTTTTTTGTATGGGGTCGAAACCTACAAACGTGGTAGCGGTCTGGGTTGTGAATACAACTTTTTAGCCAGCGATGGCAGGGGCGGTTACCGTTTTGTTGACAGGAAGCAGTTTCTAGGAACGCACATAGAAGAGCACAACCCATTTAACGAACCTAGAGGATGGTCAGACATCCAAAGGTTTGACGATGTCGTTCAATTTTATTGGTGGGGGTCTTATCCTAGATACACTATCCCTGAAATCAAAGGTAAGAAATCGGATAAAATCCACATTATCTTCAGCAAAATCGGGAACGCACCGCAAGTAAGCCACATGTACTTAGATGATTTTATTTATCGAAAAGACTATGTTGTAGGGGTCCGGAAAGTTCCCAATCGATACCGTGCTGGTGGAGAAGTTGTGATAAACAGCGAGAACGACACTGTACTAGTAGATAACATTTCGAAAATCGTCGATGTCGTACAGGGTTCTGACTTCATCACGATCCCTCCTGGCAAGTCTCAACTCGAAGTTTACTGCTCAAGGTGGGTTACAAACAAACCCTCTGTGTCTGTCAAATTTGAAGAAAGGTATTTGTAATGCTATTAACGATTCACGATGCTAATTTACAAAAAATTGGTTTTATCGATAACGAAAAGCAAGAGACGTTAAACTTCTACGACGACACTTGGACTCGCAATCTTGAGACGGCATCTAGCACTTTCGAGTTTACTGTTTCGAAGAAGGAATTGCTAGGTGATACAGCAAACCAACCGCTTTACAACCAGCTAAACGAGCGCTCTTTCATTTCGTTCAAGCATAATAGCCAAACGTACTTGTTTAATATTATGAAAGTTGAAGAGAATGAGCGATGGGTGAGATGTTACTGTGAGAACCTGAACCTTGAGTTGATAAATGAGTACACGAATGCTTACAAGGCTGATAGAGCTATGTCATTCGCAGAATACCTCAATGCGTTTGATATTCCTCAATTCGCAATGGTCACGCTCGGTGTCAATGAGGTCTCTGACCAGAAAAAAACACTTGAGTGGGAAGGACAAGACACGAAACTGGCAAGGTTGCTGAGCTTAGCTAATAAATTTAATGCTGAAGTTGAATTTGTGACTAGGCTTAATGACGACAGCTCTATTAAACAACTCGTCCTGAACGTTTACCATCAAGCGGACGATTCGCATACTGGTGTAGGTCGAATTCGTAGCGACATTCGTTTGACGTTTGAAAAAAACATCAAATCGATGACGAGGAAGGTTGATAAAACCGAAATCTATACGATGATTGTTCCGTACGGCAAGGCAAAAGAGCAGCCTGAGAACAGCCCTGAAGTGCGAGTCTATATTGGTGGTCTCCCGGCTTGGGAAGAGAAGAACGATAAAGGGATTGTTATCTTCAAGCAAGAGGGCAATTGTCTCTATGCACCTCATGCAGCCAACTTGTACCCTTCGACTTTTGGCGCTTCAACTCAAGACAATAAGTGGATTCGAAAAGATTTAGAAGTTGACAGTGATGATCCGAAAGTTATCCGTGCTGCAGGGATTGCGAATTTGCGAAAAAACGCTTATCCAGCTATTACTTACGAAGTCGATGGGTTCGTTGATATCGAAATCGGAGATACTATCACAATTCACGACAAGGGCTTTGTCCCGTCGCTCGACGTAAGGGCTCGTGCTATTGAGCAAAAGATTAGTTTTAGCAATCCAGCAAATAACACAACGACTTTTGGTAATTTCAAAGAGCTTGAAAATAGAACGTCGGGAGACCTTAGAACCGTCTTCGAACGAATGGTTGAAAACAGTAGGCCTTACAGAATCCTTTTTTCGACAGATAACGGTGTTATTTTTAAAAACAATACAGGACAGTCAACGCTACGTCCAACGTTAAAACGAGGAAATCAGATAGTTAACGCAACTTATCGATTTGTAATTGATGGTTCTATTGTTGGAGCTGGACTGACTTACACCGTAAACGCAAGCAAGATTACTAAACCTACCGTAATTACGGTGTCTGCTTGGGTAGATAATAAGGAAGTAGCTTCGGAAGAGGTTACTTTTTTAAATGTCTCCGATGGCCGAAATGGTGTCAAGGGAGATAAAGGCGACCCAGGGCCAGCAGGCCCAAAAGGTGACAGAGGATTGCAGGGCGAACGTGGTTTACAAGGTTTGCAAGGGCCAAAAGGTGACCAAGGTATCCCCGGTGTTAAGGGTGCTGATGGTAAAACACAGTATACCCACAT